AGGGCATTGATGCGTAGGTCTAAGGCTTGTTCAGCCGACGTAGCACGGGAAACTTCAGCCGCCAGATCGGTGGTCAGAGTGGCTTCAGCCGCAGTGGCGCGGGTGATCTCAGCCACCAGATCGGTGGTCAGAGTGGCTTCAGCAGCGGTTGCACGAGTGACTTCAGCCGCCAGGTTGGTGGTCAGCGTTGCTTCAGCACCCTGGGCACGAGTGACCTCATTAGCCAGGTTAGTGGTCAGCGTTGCTTCAGCACCCTGGGCACGAGTGACCTCATTGGCCAGGTTAGTGGTCAGCGTGTTTTCGGCGGTGGTCGCACGGCTGACTTCATTGGCCAGGCTGGTAGACAGGGCATTTTCCGCATTGGTCGCACGGGTGGCTTCAGCGGAAATGGTGGAGTTGAGGGCTGCAACCGCAGCAGTCAACTCTTCTACAGTGGCAAAGGTGCGGACAACGACAGCACCGGTCGCATCCAGAGTAGACTGCTTCCAAACCTTGTCGGTCAGGTTGTACCAGGCGCGACCGGCTTCGACGGGAACCGGGTCAGAGACGAGCTTTTCGACTACGAAGTTTTCAACGTAGGCGTTTTGTGCAAGCGTAATACCGTGATAGATGGGAAAATCAGACATTTTTTGAATCCTTCAAGAATTTTCGGAGAGTGATGAGTTCGTTATCCACGCCACGGCAGCATGAATTGCTGTGCCGGACTCGCCACTCGGCCTCGGTCTTGTCACTTAAAAACAAGAACCGGCCACTCCTGAAACCCGTGAAGGTTGCTCCATTATACTTCATGAAGGCAGCAAGATGTAACTCCTTAATTACAATCTGCCTTTCAAGCCCCGTCTGCGCTGCCATGCCATCCCTATTAGTCAACATGAGTCGTCTCATACAATGTTTTAGTAGCAAACAAGACATCTACATGTCCAGTCCCCGCTTCTGTCAGGTGTATCGTAATCTGATTTAATGTGTCTTTTGTTACTCTTGCCATAATTTGACGCCCGTTAGCATCAAACGCCGTGCAAATAACAAAATCTGTTCCCCGATTATGCGCTACCACCCATTTCAGTGTGGGGATGCTAAAAATGAATCGGGCGGCTGTGACAGGGAATACTGTGGGATTTGGATCAACCGTGACATTAAGGACAGAACTCGGATAGTCAACAATGACAGGCTCTTTGTCATAAGCCTCAACCACCAACTGTATGTTGGAAGGTTGTACCTCTACAGCGTAATCGGTCACGGCGGAACCATGCGGACAGGTTTCATGCTCCCATAGATCGGACTATCCATCTGTCCAGACGGCCACGCAATAACAACACCCCACGATAGCTGCATCATCGGCAGCACTGAAGTCGCATCCGCAGACAGACTGATTGAAAACCGATTTACATCCGTCTTTTCAACCTGCATATCAACCACCTTCTCCCCCATCAGCCCCTGCTGAACCCATGCCCGGATCGTAGCTCCCGTCAAATCGACCGGCAACCCGTCCCGAGTCCTTAACACATACGCAATCGGCCCCAACGTAACGCCCTTGACGTACTCCAGGTTCAGCTCACTGCCTGACGTTGAGAGCGTGGTAAACACAACGGATTACCCCAGGTGCATCAAGTTCGCGTCTACTTGCGACTGAACCCATCCGTCCAAATGCTCCACTTCTACAGGCACACCCGGCTGAAAAAGCTGATGCGTGTAAGGATGAATAAGGTAGTATCTTGAAGTAACTTTGTGCAGAACAACTGCCCTTGTGGCGGACAGAATATCTCCCTGGTCTTCCTCAATACCCTGAAGACCTTGAATAACTTGAACATCGTCAAGATCACGCGATTTTACTGCCATGTGACAATCCTTTGTGGTTTAGGGTAGGCGATGTCATTGAATGGTGAAATCACAAGGATAGCAGTGGGTTTCAGATAACTGCCTTATCACCTCACCAATAACAAAAACAACCCCGCACGAGAGCGGCAACCGGGTATTACCTTGCCCCCGTGCAGAGTCTGTGACTGCTTACACGGTCAACGTCATCGGGTAGAACGCATCGTCATAGATACGGGTGTAGGCCTCAGACACGTCAAACCGCATGGCGGTACTACGCCTGAGGGCGTACTCTTCCACGGCTTCATAAGCTGCGCCCGCAAAAACAAACTTCTGAATGGCGTGCCGACTGTCCAGACCGACCAAAGTATTCGCTCCCAGAATGCTACTGGGCACATCAAGGAAGTTCACCGTCATCGGAATGCCAGGATCAACCAGGTTCGGCACCGTGTTCATGAACTCCGTATTGCCGGTGTTGTACAGAGCCATCGGGCGTCCGTCACGGTTCTGAATGGCCAGGAACGTGTCCAGATCACAGACCACCCAGTCCAGCGTCAGGTAGTAACGCTTGTCACGCAGCCACTTGATCCAGGCTTTGTGGGTCATCTTGCCCGCAGCAGTGATGCTGGAGTCAAAGGTATTGAACCTGCCTGCAGCAGGCAATGCCGACATGCCCCAATCCACATCTCCCGACAAAATCTTTTTGAGTCCCTGCATGGCCCAACGCACGCGCTGACCCTCTGCCTGACGACGCAAGATAATGCCAACCAGGTCAATGGTCATGGCTTGCTGTGCCTGATGAGATATTTCCAGACCAATCGAGAACTCCGGCATACGGTACGTTTTGTAGGCCGTTGAAATACTGGTCATGGTGGTCGGTTGAGCCAACTGTGCAATCGGCTGCATCTCATCGTCACGCGGGCCTGTGGACGTAATGGTCGGCTGTACAATGTACGGCGTATCCACCGAGCGCGTAGTGGCAATCATGCGGTTAAACATGCCCACAAACGAACTGTCGTCTTTCACCAGTGCAGACTCAATGATCTCGAACAGGGTGGAAACGAAAAACAAGCGACCGGTGACAGTCAGAGCCTGCGAGCCATCATTTCGCACATACGGGCCAGCAGACACCTCAAAGTTGTTGGCCTCAAGAATCTGCTGTACCGTCGGCGGACGGATACCCCGTTCCGGGATAGCTTTCATGAACAAGCCAGACGACATCATCATCTGGGCATACGGTTCTCCGTAGGCGGCCACGTCCGTGTCCGCAGCGTATTTCTGGTTCAGAAACTGCTTGAACGACAGCTTGTTACTCAAAGCGGCCTTGTAATCTTCCAGGGAAATCTGAATCTCTTGTGCATTCCCTTGTTTATCTCTGATCTGCATGGTGTTCTCCTTAACAGTCGCGTTCGATAAGAATGGTGTCGTTGACTACCGCAGCAGCACCTGGATTGGTGATATTGCGAATCATGCGCCAGTGATGCCTGGTGGTAGTTCCAGCTTTCACTTTCCCAGCCGCTTTCGTGTCAATAGCTGCCTGAGCGGCTGCGACCACGTAGCCGCCAATGCTGATGGCTCCAGTTGCCTGTACCGCAATACGGCCTTCTTTCCAAACACCCCCAAACGCAAAACCATCGTTGTACGTTGCCGGAGAAATGCTGCCTACAAAGCCCTCGATCTCGTCGTTGTCTGCACACAGCACATAATTTTGCACAGTGCCCATCTTGACGGGCTTGCCAATATCGTTATCCGTCAGCTTCGCCGCAGCAGAAGCACCCAGACAAGCGGAATAATGTGCCCGCATGTCCACCAGGTCAGTAAATACAAATGCAGTCATGTCGACATCCTTGTGTGATTAAAATGAAACAGCGTTCAACAAGGTGGGGTCAATCTTTGAAACCTTGACCTCCTCCCGTTCAACAGACGCAGGGCGACTTACCCCGCCTACCGGATACGTTTGCTCCAGTCGCGCTTGTAGAGCCGCGTGCTGTGCCAGCAGAACGCTGGTCGGCAGTCCTGCCAGGATCACCTTGTCCGTCGGAGCGCAACGTAAAGCAACCTCAAGATGATTCATGCGTATCTGCACAACCTCACGCAGAGCCGATTCTGTTGCCTGGTGTTGAGCATTCTCGGTCTTGAGCCGGGTGTTCTCTGCCTTGAACTCCGCCAGTTCAACCAGCTTGGTCTCCAGCAAGGTCTGCAAGCTGCCTGCTACCGCAGCGTCAGGGTTCTGAGCAGGCACCGGCGTTTGTGCCGGAGGGTTCGACTCTGCATCTGCCGGGTCAGTGGAAGAGTCAGACGCCACGGCATCAAGCACTCTGGCATCCATCTGTGGGTCTTGTAACGCTACCGCCGCATCAACCGGGATTCCGGCAGCAATCGCGGCGACAGTGTGAGCGGGGAGGCGTTTAGCCACTGTCTTCTCCTTTTGTGATGTTTGTGAAGCAAGACGTTGTACCAGATCATCCAATCCAAGCACACCGTCAATCAGTCCTGAAGCCTGAGCATCCTTACCCAGAAATATCTTCCCTTCAGCCATCGTGTTGCGAACATACTCAGGCGTCTTGTTTCGCATGGCCGCCACATGATCTATGAACAAGCCATACAGCTTGTCCATGTGTCCCTGCATGACCTCCCGAGCCTGGTCGGTCAACGGCACGTACTCGGAACCCAACGCTTTCTGTTCCCCAGAGAACAACACCGTGGGCTTCACACCAAAATCTTCCATCCGCTTGGAAATATCCATGTGAACGGCCATCACCCCAATGCTGCCCACCTTGGCAGAATCCGAGGCATACACACGGCCAGCAGCACTTCCCAACGCATACGCCGCTGAGGTCATGGTACCGGATGAATGTGCCGTAACCGGCTTGATATTCTGATTGACATGGCTAATCAGCCGGGCCGTATCAAACAACCCGGACACCGTGCCCCCCGGTGAATCAATGTTCAAAACAATCTGAGACACGTCCGGGTGGTTGGCCGCTTCAATGACGGCATTTCGCACTGCCGTATACGATGTGCCGTACCAGCCATTGCCCAGGCTGCCCTGAATATCAATGAAGCCAAGGTTGCCCTGTACGTTCAACAAAGACTCAGGAATGTCCTCGGCATACGACAAACCGCCGCGCATCCGTTCGACCATTGCCGTCAAATGCTCGTCTAATGTGTGCTGATCCCCTAGCCAAATTTCCATGTCAATGTCCCTTTTATCGTTACGGTAACAATAGCAGTATACTACGAAATAGCACTACCCGGTACTATACCAGCTTCTGAAACCAGGCACCCAACAGGGCAGCCGATATGATGGACAAAACTCCAGCCATGATCTTATTCGCAGTCACCAGTTGATGCACATTGATTGAAAGGTCATGATGGTCTTCACGGTATCGCTGGAGTTCATTACGCAACTGCTCCATCTCCTCCTGAACCTCGTTTCGCAATGTGTCTATCCCTTGCCCCATCTCATTGATTTTCCTTTCCATAGCATCATAGCTTTGCCGGGTATGCTGAACAGTCAACTCAAGTTTGCCCACCTGGGACAGAGCCTCTCCCATTCGATCAATCGTGTCTGCAATCTTTTCCATCATCTTTGACTGAGACTCGTACTGCTTGGTCAACAGAACAATCCCGCCATTAAGTGTGGCCATCTGAACATCAAGATCATGAACAAACTTTTCCAAGTCGTTAATGTCAGTCACTTTGTCACACCCAGAATTTGCAGCCGTAATACATTTTGTTGACTCGGACATATCACACCTTGTCCTCTGACAAGACACCAATAAGACCGGCCATTCCCAGTCCAAAACTCACAATGGTTTCCGTTTGTTCAGGCACAAGATCAATCCCTACGGCAGCCAGAAACAGCACAACACCACGCCAGGTAGACGGCTCATTCAGCCGGGCAATAAGGTACTGTCTGAGTTTGTCCGCTTTACTTTGGCGCATTGTCTTTGCCTCCTGCACGTCGTGGGCTGTTTCCTGTCAACGCATTGCGTATCGGGTCGGATTTAGGATCAGGCGATGCCTGGTTGTTACTGTTTTTGTCGTGGAAAAATGTTCCAGACAAAGGCGGGGCACCCGGTGCCCTCGGGCCTGTGCCCAACAACACGGCAGCTTCATCGTCTGTGATGAACCCAAGAGAAAGAAGTTCGAGCGTTCGGGTCTGAGCCTGAAGCGCAAATGACTCCAACTCCTGCGTCGGCCTCAGATTGACCGCACCAAACTGAGCCACCACATACCCATCAAATCCGTGCAGGCGCATCGCCAGCGTCAATGCCCGCGATAAAACCGCAGCAGCAGGCGGTTGTACACCTTCCGCCGTCTTTATGAACAAGAGCGATTCAGTTGACGACACATTCTGCGATCCACCCATACGTTTACCCAAAACAGACGGTGGCGTCTTGAGGGACGTTGATTGAACCCCATCAAAAACCTCTACCAGGGGCGAGTAATCCGCACCGGCTCCCACCTCACTGTTGAGGTAGTCAGCTTCAACCATGTCGTACAAAACAAGAGCCATTTCAGGGTCGAGTTTCTCAACTTCATTTTTCACCATCGTGCGTACTGACTCCAGCCACGCCTGGAGTTTAACCGGGTCGCTTCTAATATCAGAGGGGGCAGACTTGATGACCTGATCGACAACCAACTTGAGCTTTAACCGGGAGTGGCCAGACCGGCGCACTACCTTGCGGATGTCTTCCAGCAGTTCAGAATAAGCGGGCGCAGAATTGAGTGCGGGTTCTATGGGAGAGGCAGAATATGCGGTTTCACCGTCCTGGTCGAGCGGGACATAAAATACAGTGGGATAATCCAGTTCGGCTTGCTCATTTCCAACTTTCTGCAAGGGGATAATCTTGTTGGAAACCCCCTGCTTCTGTTTGCTGACCACCCAACTCAACGTCCTCACCGGAATCGGCTTGATATACATCGGCAAGCGTAAATCATCCAGCACCAGTTCCGCTGCCGCTCCACCATACAGGTACGTGTCTCGCAGCAGTACCGACCGGATTGCCGACATCGGCAAGCGGGCATCGTAGCCTTGCGTGTAGTCCGAAGAAAACTCCATCCGGGTAAGAATCGAACGGAGCAACTGCGCCCCCTTGGGATCAATCTGGTGGTTGGCATCATACACCCGGTACTGGATCGGGGTGTCTGCCAGCCGAACTACCGTCCACACCGCCGTGGATGTGTCTCCATGCGCCCTCGCCATCCGCCGGATAGCTTCCGTCTGCGTCAGCGAGCGAAAATCCGTAACAGATCGGTTGAAATAATCAACCGGCCCAGTCAGTTTGTTGCCCGCAGCCTTACCCGCAGACGGCGTAGCCGTCTGCACACCCGATACCAGCTTGCCTGGCAAGATCGGCGTATCCAGCTTCGAGCCTTTACTGATTGAGCGTTGCGATGCCATCCGTGTACTTCTGCGTAGAAACCAACTAACTTGTTGACAAATTTGTGCGCTTAGTCAAGAATTGACACGCCCACGCCCGCTTTGTCGTTCATGTGTTTTCCGGGTGGTAAGGTTGCGCGTGCCTTCCTTTTGTGGGTACTGCACGTAAATGTTCCTGTAGATGAGGGCTGGTAACCCTTGGCACATTGGCAAAGATGCGTCTCTGCTTATCTACTTGAGTCAGCCGGTCGCTTTATAACGCCGAGAAAGGGGTTCAGGTATCCCTGAACCTCGCTGACCAATTTACCCCGCACTCATCATATCACGGAATGACTCTTCACAGCCAGACGCCCTACCTCCGCCCCCACAACAGACGGCATCGGCGACCAACCCAGGTAATTCTCATCAAACATCGCACGCGCCATCAGCAAGTAATTGATCGAATGAAAGTAATGATCGTCCGTGCCGTCCCCCTTCACCCAATCCGAATGCGGCTCCCCTGCCGTATCAATATGGTCTACCCGCTTCATTCCCTGCAAATGGCGGCGAACGACCCGCGTTTCTTCCATTAACGGAAACTTTATCAATCCCTGGTTGATCTGGTTCGCTACACGGTTCAACGTCTTGGTTCGATGCGCCTCCAACAGATTGTCCGACACCCTGATCTTCTGTGCAGGCAGCTTTCCGTCCCGCAAGGTGTACATGCAAGGGTACAAACACTCCTCAAACGCAGCCGCCTGCAGCTTCAACGCCGTGTCCGTGTACGGCAACGCATCCATCACCGCCTTTATAACCTTGTACTGACCCATCCGCTCCTTAACCACCTCCAGCAAGCCCTCTCCATTCTGGCCCTTCAACCGGATCGCCTCAAACCACAAAATATGCGTCTCCCTGTTCATCACTCGGGCAATCGTCAGCCAGGATGTCATCCCTACGTCCAACCCCATAATCGTCGAACTCACCCCCTGACTCACCGCCTCCTCCGGCGGGATCGGCCTGAGTACCACGTTGCTCTCCACTATCTGATCCACCACAGAGTTCGACTCATCATCGTGCGGCAAACCCAACACAAAATTCCTGAAATGCCCCACCTCTCCACGGTACTTGTCCATGTAACGCAGGATGGAGGGCGGCGAGTGGTGCGCGGGCAAGTCAAACGGGGACACCTGCCAACCCTCCACCGTCTTCCGCTCAGGGTACGTCGCCACCCACTCCCGGTTATCATGGTGCAGATTCGCCTGCGTCACCTCCCTCCGGCAACCAGGACACAGCAACCGACACGTATCCACCAAACCCCGGTTCTCAAGGTCAATCACATCCAGATACGTCATCTCTGTGAACGACTGGTCAAAACCATCCACCACACAGTGCGTCAGAAAGTCCGGCCAAAACCATAAACTGCACGCCTGACACTTCACCAGACGCTTTCTCTGGTCACTCTGCTCATACAGGGCCGCCACACCAATTCCGTTCGCTGTAGGCGTCGAGAACCGCCTTCTCACACCACGCAATCTCGTTGTCGGATCAACAAACCGCGAATGGCTCATCCGCGACTCCGCCGTAATCAGATTCTCCTTCACGCAGAAATCCAACTCGTCCACAATCAACAGATCACAAGGGATGGAGATCAGCGGTTTCTGCGTCCCCGTCATAAACAGTTGCGATGTGCCAATCTGCTTGAAACTCGCCGAATCGCTTCCGTTCGATAACCGCTCCCTCAGATACTTCGACCCACTAATGATCGGATCAATCCGGCTCTTCGCCATCCGCTGTGCATCCTGCACCGTCGGCAAAGCCAATATCCCCACCATCTCTGGCGTAACCGCCAACATCATCAGCAAGGAATAATACGTGAACGTCGTAAACCCCACCTGCGACGGCTTAATCCCCACCAGGTTGTGGTGCGTCGAATTACAAATGTCGATCTGGTACTCGTGATCCTTGAACGAATACGGCCTACCCAACAACCGCGTGTGCTTCTGCAGCAAATCCGACATCCGCTCCATCGCAGAGGTCTCCTTCACCGCATCCTTCACCCGCGTGTAAAAATCCTTCGCAAGCGGTGTCATGCCACCTTCAAACGCTCCGGCTCTTGACCTGCTCCTGGTCACACTGCGTACATATAGAAATCACCTTCCCATGCTGGCTGTAATCCCGCAAGTTAAACCGGTGCCCAAACAAGTCACAAATCGTCGGGTAACTCCTGGACACCTTGCCAGTAGCCACAGGGTTCCGACGACTGTAGCCATCTATGGCCATTTTTTGCACAATCTGCGTCATAAGTCACTCACAAAAACTTTTTATCTACAAAAACATTCTTTTATTTCTTGTATAAAGCACAAACTGTTTTTGTTTGTGCCTTGTCCCAGAAAAACAAGTTTGAATCTATTCTACAAATAAAACTCTTTTCTTGTAGATAAAAAGTTTGATGGTGGTCACTAATTGAGCAAATTCCCGTTTCCGCTCTCTTCCAGGTACCCAAAAACCTTCTCTGCCAACTTAGGGTCATAGCCATACCACACCAACAACGTCTCCCTAACCGTCATCCGGTACTCCCTACGCATCTTGTTCATCCCCCTACATGACCACTCAACTCCCGCCACCCCACACAAGCCAGGAAAACCCCCCACATACCCTTGCTCCCTC